ACCATCGGTGCGGGCGTGTATACGCTGGTCAGCACGACGGCGGACTCGGTCAATCTGAGCACGACGCCAGGCGGGATTTCGGGGTCGCTGACGGTAACGGAGCCGATCAATACGTCGGATGGGTCGCTTGCCAATCCGGTGCAGGCGTCGAACGCGAGTGTCATCATCCGCCCGAATATGAAGGCAACGACGGCGGCGCTGACGTCGGCGGACACGCTGACGATGGGTGGTTTGCTGGATGCGGTCAGCAAGCTGCGGATGAACGCGGTCCCCGAGATCGATGGGGCCTACAATTGCTACATCGACCCGGTGAGTTCGCGGCAGTTGTTTTCGGATCCCGACTTCCGCCAGTTGTTCCAGGGTGCCACGAGCGCGAACCAAGTGTTTCGCAATGGTATGGTCAACGACTTCCTGGGTCTACGCTTCGTGCCGACGACGGAGGCGTATGTTCAGGCGCATCCGATCCTGGCAGGGATGGTGGTACGTCGTCCCATCGTCGTGGGGCAGGGGGCTCTGATCGAGGGCGACTTCTCCGGCATGGCGGAGAGCGATATCGCGCCGACAGACAGCATCGTCAATATCGTGGACGGGATCGCGATGGTCACGCGCGAGCCGATCGATCGGCTGCAGCAGATCATTGCGCAGAGCTGGTACTGGATCGGTGGTTTCTGTGCGCCGAGCGACACGATGACCAACCCGCTCGTTGTACCGACGGCGACCAACGCTTCCTACAAGCGCGCCGTCATGATTGAGCACATCGGCTGATGATAAATCCGAGGCCGGTTACCGATGGTGGCCGGCCGTGGCCGAGGATGGGGCGATGCTGACAGATGCAGAGAAGGTGGATGCGCGGCGCTTCATGGGTTATCCCGTATTCGGAACCAATCCTTCCGGCAACATGGGGTGGCAATTCTATCAGGCTGCTGGCCTGCTCGAATATCGGATCGCCAATCTCAGTGCGGCGGAAGAGACGATCCTTCGTCAGTATCTGACCACTCTGTCGTCGCTCGAGCATTGCGTGCCGGAGGCAGCCGAGGGGTTGGACACGCAGGCGGCTGGCGAGTGGACACGCAATCCGGCCGAGTTAGCCGAACGCATGCGTCTTTTGGATGGATGGCGCAGACGGCTGTGTGCGTTTATCGGTATTCCGCCTGGACCCGGCTTTGGCGGCGGTAACACCGTCACTTTGGTGGTCTGATGGACTCGCGAAAGCTGCACGACCTGATTTGTCGCGGTATGGGGAATGCCGCGCGGGTGATCGGTGAGGACTACGACGTCTATCGCGCCCAGGGTCCGTTCGATCCGCTCGCGTCGGGCAATCGCATCATGCGTCTTCCGGTCGTTCTGGAAAACTATGCTGCGAACTATCGGCGGGTCCGGGGAGTGGACCAAGGGTTACGTGCGACGTTCGACAGCATCGGCACGCGGGTCGGCGACTACTTGAGTGGGCCTGCCGGCATCCTGTTCGTCGCTGCGGTTCCGGAGCGTCAACAGCCGGTCTGCGTGCTGACGACGACGATCGTGAGCGTCTATCGGACGGGTGGACCGGCTCTCGCTGGGCTGAACGCGTATGGCGGGGTCGTGGAGGAGACGCTCGAGGCGGTGCTGACGAAGTGGCCCGTGCAGATGTCGGTGGCGGGTTCGGGCAAGCGCGGGGCGTTACCGGCAGACCGTGCACAGAGCGAGTTGTCGATCCTGTTCCCGCCGACACCTGTGCCGATCTTGGGCGCCGACATCCTCCAAAGTGATGATGGCAACCGCTTCACCGTTCTGTCAGCGGAGAGCACGGCAATGGGATGGCACTTGGCCGCTCGCGGTTCGGAGGTGTAGGCGATGCCGGACAGGTCTGACGTCGAGCAGGCTTTGGCTGGCCTGATCGCCGGCATTCTTTATCCGAACGGTACCGGCGCGGAATCGGTCATCGGCGCGGGATGCCGAGTTTACCGGGGGTGGCCGGTGCCTCGGGTGCTGGAAGACGAACTTGCGCAGGGTGTCGTGCACATCACGGTGCAGTCCGTTGCCGGGACGATGAGGGACAGGACTCGTTATTCGACCGACTGGCAGGGAGCCACTCCATCGTCGACGATGACAGGGGTGGTGAACGGGGATGTCGTTGCGTTCTCAGGTTATGGTGGGCTCGGGTATGTAGCTGGTGTGCGCGTCGACGGACTGGCCTTTGCCTATCGGATGACCGCAGGGGACACGACGGGGTTGGTGGCAGCGGCGCTGGCGGCTCAAATCAGAGCGGATCGACCAGCGATTGCCCTCGGGAGCGACCTGCACCTGCCGAGCGGTCTGGGCTTGCTGGTCCGCATTGTGACAGACGGCGTCGGCGCAAGGGAGTTGCTCCGGCAGGCGGCTGGCTTTCGGACCACGTTTTGGTGTCCTGACCCGGCGACACGCGATCAGGTGGTTGGGCTTGTGGACACGGCACTCGCCGGGTCGACGTTCATCGATGTCGGGGGCTGGGCGTGTCGGCTGCAGATTTCAGGGGATAGCAATACCGACGAAGGATCTGCCGGCGGGATATGGCGCCGAGATCTCATGTATTCGATCGAGTATCCAACGATCGTGTCTGAGACACTTTCTGCAATGCTGTTCGGGACTACAGACGCCAATGGCGTGCCGTTTGTCGGATAAATCCGGTTCTAGGGGATAATCATGCACTACTTGGTCGTGGTCCGGCCGTTCGGTTCTCATCGCGTCGGCGATGTCATCACCGACGAGAGTTCGATCAAAAGCATTCTGGCTTCAGAGCACGCGGAGCACGTCGTGCGTATCGTTCCCCCGGCGGGAGGTTAGTCCATGCCAATTGTCCAAGCAGGCACGCTCAATACGACGGCGTTGATCGTTCCCGATCTGTATGTTCAGATTGTCCCGCCACAGAACCTCGTTCTCAACGGAGTTCCGACGAACATCGTCGGCATCGTGGGAACGGCTGCGTGGGGACCGGCCAATCAGCCGGTGATCGTGGGGTCAATGGCGGACTTCGCCCGGTCGTTCGGATCTTTGCAGGCGCGCAAATACGATCTCGGGACACAGACTGCGACGGCGATTCAGCAGGGAGCACAGGACTTCCGCTGCGTGCGCGTTACAGATGGAACCGATACAGCGGCTACCTATGCCTTCTTCTATGGCTCCAGCGGCTACCCCGCGCTGTTGACTGCGCTCTACAGCGGGTCGATGGGGAACCAGATCGGCGTGCAACTCACGCCAGGTAGCGCAAGTGGCACATGGCGACTGACGCTTGGGTTCTCGGGGCAGATCCCGGAGAGTTTCGACAATATCCAGGCACCCACGCCGGCAGCATTTTGGCAAAATCTCGTCAATGCCGTGAACCTAGGACAGGGAGCACTGCGCGGTCCGAGTAGCCTGTGCGTGGCGGCAATCGGCTCCGCCTTGGGGACGTCGCCGACACAGGTCACGTCGCAATGGCTGCTGAGCGGGTCGGACGGCGCGGGTGGTGTGACGTCGACGCAAGTCGTTGGGACGGACGGGTTGCCGCGCCGCGGGATGTACGCGCTTCGCGGCCAGGGATGCAGCCTGATGGTGCTCGCCGACACCGACGATGCAACGACGTGGACGACACAAGCCGGATTTGCGCAGCAGGAGGGGCTATATGCCGTTCTGACTGGGCCTGGCGGGGATGGCATCCTCACGGCAATCGCCGCAAAGCAAGCGGCCGGGTTGGACAGTTATTCGGCGAAGCTCATGTTCGGTGATTGGGTCTGGTGGTCTGATCCTGTCTCCGGCACGATCAGGCTGGTCAGTCCGCAGGGGTTCGTTGCGGGCCGACTGTCCAATCTCAGCCCCGAGCAGAGTAGCTTAAACAAGCCACTCTATGGCGTGGTAGGGACGCAGCGGGCGGGAACGCCGCGAAGTGGGAGCCTCAACAGCTACAGCTCTGCGGAGTTGACTGCCCTTCTCGGCGCCGGCATCGACGTGATCACCAATCCGCAACCCGCCGGGTCGTTCTGGGGTGTGCGTGGCGGGCACAATTCGAGCTCTAACGCGGCGACGAATGGCGACAACTATACCCGTTTGACCAACTACATCGCCGAGACCTTGAGCGCTGGGATGGGTCAGTATGTGGGGCAGGTAATCAATTCCTCGCTGTTCCGTCGCATCCGCGCGACGCAGTTGAGCTTCCTGCAGAATATGTTGGGGCAAGCTATTCTCGGCAGCACGGATGGTCGTCAGCCGTTTTCGGTGGTGTGCGACTTGAGCAACAACCCGCCCTCGCGGACGAGTCTCGGCTACGTGCAGTCGGACGCCCAGATTCAGTATCAGGCGATCAACGAGAAGTTCATCGTCAATCTTGAGGGTGGCCAAACGGTTCAGGTCACGCGCCAGACTCTGCCGAGTGGGCAGGTCGGCGCGCCGACGGCGATTTAGGAGGACTGAATGCCTGCGAACAGCTTTTCGACGGGGCGGGATTGTCAGTTGGTCGTCATCGGACCGAGCGGCCCCAATGGGGAAGCGGGCAGTCGCGTCGATCTCACGCACGTGACCAGCTTCGAAAGCCGGCAAATGACGCACCCGATCCGGATCGACCGACTGGATGGGATCAGTATTGCGGCGGAGTTGCCGAAGGGATGGGAGGGTCAGTTCGAGATCGAGCGGGGCAGTTCGGCAGCCGACGATTTCATCGACGGCCTCGAGCAAGCTTGGCACGTGAGCGGTTTGCTCGAGGGTGGCACACTGTATCAATACATATCAGAAACGGATGGATCGACTAGCACCTATCAATTCGATGGTGCAGTATTCAAACTCGCTAGTGCCGGGCAGTGGAAGGGCGATGCTTCCGTCCGGCAGCGGCTCGAATTCTTTGCTAGTCGACGCATGCGGGTCGCGTGAGCGAGTTCGGGCCTCCCGTCGTGCAGACACCGTCACAGCAGATCGTTGCCGAGGCGTGCCGAGAGTTCGAGGTGACGGACGCGCTTGGACGTGTGCTGCGCATACGTCGGCCGGGTGCACTCGACCGGCTCCGGCTATTCAAGGCCGTCGGTCCAGCGCTATCCAGCAACGAAAGATATCTTGGATACGCAATGCTCGCGATGAGTGTGACCGGCATCGACAATGTTCCGCAACCGGCGCCGGTCAACGAGGGACAGCTCGAGACGTTGGTCCTGCGGTTAGGTGATGCGGGGATGATCGCGATTGGACAGGGGTTGGCCAACGCCGACCAGGGAAATCAGCAAGCGCGGCCGGGCTGAACAATCCGACCGCGCTAAGACTGTTCACTCACGAGGCAGACCTCCGTGATTGTCTATACCTTATCAAAAACGGAATCCCATTTGACGTGGCGTTCAGCTTGAGCGCCTTCGACCGCCGTGCGTGGGTCGTCACATGCGGGGAACTGGATGGCTTGACTTGGGACTACGCGGTGGGGGGATGGAAGTCATGAACAACCAGTTTGGCATTTGGCTGATCCCAAGCGACAAGCAAGCCGGATGATTGACGCGTATGAGATCGGGATCCAGCTTGCGCTGCAAGATGGGGTGAGTGCCGGCTTGGAGACAATCGGCCGTGAGTTGGCGGAGGTGGACCGCGCAATCGCGGCCACCACGGCCGGTCTGCAGGGACTGACGATCGCTGCGCAAGCGGCCTCACGGGACGCGGCGGCTGCTGGCATCACTCGTCCAGTAGTGACGATTGCGCATTCGGCAGCTGCAATCCAGACTGGACCAGAAATGACGGGACGGCAGGGCAAGCAGCAAGCGCCTGCTCCGGGAGCGAATTCGAGCGAGCCAAAGACCAGTTCAGCGGCGGTAGCCACGCCGCGCGAGGGTACACCCGCCTCGCCGAGCTTCAATGCCGCTGTACCCCAGCTTGCTTTAACGCAGGCGGTGGCATCGGATGTGACTGGTAGGGTGAGTGCCCCTCCATCACCTTCGCCCTCGGCTCCGTCGATGACGGTGCAACAGCGTCTGTCCATCACTCAGGCGCCAACGCACTCGACGATGATGAAAGGTCTCGAAGCCAGCTTAGTAGAACCGAGTGTTGCCCCTGCTCGACTAGATTACAACGAGTCGCTGGCGAGGGCTGTGCCGGCGGGGCTTCAAGGTCAGGAGAGCGCTTCACCACCGCATTCGGCGAGGCATGAACAGGTTATCACTGCATCCGTCAGCAACGCCGTCGCATCTCCCTCAAGAGCTTCGATAAACCAATCCTCATTATCGCCCATGCGCGGAGATCGCGACCCCGTTCCTGCGCAGCCGCAGGCGCCGGCACCGGAGCAGGTGCAACTGCGGGAGGCAGCGGCAGCCTGGGCCGGTGCGTCGAACTCGGGCCGGGTGCCAACCTCGATGGCCAATTCCGGGATTGCGGCTGCACCTCAGCCGCAATCTCGTGATGGGGGGACGGGAATGACCGGTACGGTCATGCTGGACGGGGTTCTGTTGCGAATAGCGGAGAAGGTGAAAGATCGATCGTTAAGGGATTCGGTCAGGCAGCGATCTGGAACAAGG